CTGGGCCTGTTGCTGTCGCTTGAATTTGTAAAAATGTTGCTATGATCATGTATTGATAGTGTGGCATTACCAAAATTATCCGCTAGACCTAAGTTGATTTGAAAGCCGAACAGTTTGAAATCCTGTGTCGGACTTGACTGTAGTTGTTTTGATGTAAACGTGTAAATAATGTTGCCTGAATCATCTGTAATGAATACTTGCGGATGTAAGGGGTTTGGATTATAATTTGGTGTAAGAGTCATATCACAGTAGCTCCTGTAGAAATCTGTGCAAGTCTAGCATTATATCTAAGCATATCGTCTATGTCGTTTGCTGTTTCTGGATTTGTTATTGTGTTATAAATTGTTCCAAGATTCATTCCCAATGATGATGTATATCCTAGCAATCCTGACCTTTCTCTAACGGTTGACATTTGTTGCCGAAAAAATGCTACGTCTGCTTTAAACGCAATATCAGCAGCAGCATCTAAACGCCTAAAAGTTTCAGGAGAAATTCTATTTCCGTAAGGAGCTAACTCAAATCGACTTGATGGAACGCCTGGAAATAATCCTGTGGGTAAAGCAAAATCTTCCAAAGCTTCATCTATTACATTTAAATATGCAACTTCTCCTGCTAATTGAGCAGCTAATTGTGCTGCAATTTCAATGCGTTCTTCTGCTCCTGATTTAGCACCACGCCCACGACCACCACGACCTTTTGATCTTCTTAAGCCACCAACTTTAGCTCCTGGCATTTTTGATCCCAACCCACGACTTAAACGTGATGCTAATTCTGCTGACCTTGCTCTATCAGCAGAAGCTTTTTTTCTAAGAGCATCACCGAGTTTTGGATCACCTAACACTCCTGTTCTAAAATGTTCGCCTGGTGTTTCATAACCAGCTTTTTTTGAAATGTCAGAAAGTCTTTTTTCTATTTGTTTCGTATATTCTTTGGAATCTTTTGAAGCACCACCAAAAATAGGAAACTTTCTTTGCCCTTTTTCTACATCTTTTCTAAAACTATCTTGTATTTGAGATATGGCATTTGAATATGGTTGAGCAAATTTTCTTATATTTGAATCTGAGGCGACAAAATTTATTTCATTTTTTATTTTTTTAACTTCATTTTCTGCCCATCTGATTGCTGGAAATGGATCTAAACCATGTTCTATATTTATTTTGTATGCTCTGCCTGCTGCTTCCATAATACCTTTAACTTGTTCCCAAGCTTGTAAAATATTTCCCTCATGTACGAAAGTATTGGTTTTTTTATTAATTACACCAGAAAAAGGGTATCCATCTTCTCCTGTAAAATAATTTGTTTCGCCTGATATGAATTTTCTAAGGTTTCTACCTGGTTGAAGATAGCCGAACTGGGCCAATAAGCTTTTTTTTTGTTCTGCCATTTGTTTCATAAGTTTAATATTCTCTTGATTTATTTTGTTATTTTCTTTGGCTAAATCGTTTGTATGTTTTTGATGTTTATTATACTCAACAAACACGCCCATCATTCTTACAAAATCAACTTCAAGTAATTTATTTCCATCCACCATAAAATCAATATGTTCACCATAAGCTACAGTTGCATCAGCAAAACTCAATTTTGTCTTTTTTCCATATTCTTCAATTTCTCCCTGTAATTTTTCAAGAGTATCCATTATTCCAACACCAACACTAATGTTTTTATAATCACGATTAATTTTAAATTGTTCTAATGTTTTAGAAATACCTTTATCAACAAACGAGCCAACAACATCTTCCCAAGTTTGTTTGGCTTGAAATTGTTGTGCTTTTTTGCCTAGCATGACAGCTTTTGCTTGTTCTTGAGCTTCAATATTTTCTGCGAATTTTTTAGCTTGATCTGCTTTGTTTAAACCAAATAAATTAGGAGATGTTTTAGATAGTTCTTCTTGTTCTGTTTGTAATTCTTTAATTTTTTTAATTAAATCATCTATGTCAGTTTGTAAATTATCAACAAATGATCCAAATGAGCCTAAATTTTTCCTATATACATCTACAATACTAGCTGTCGAATCAAATGATTTTGCTAATTCATTGACAGATTTAGTTAAATTATCTGATTTTTCGATTGATTTTTGTAACTGATCATTTGCTTTTATTTGATCAAAAACAAATGCACCCAAACCTATACCAACTGCTGCGATTGCTCCAATAAGTCCTGCTTTACCTAAAACACCTGTTAAATTACTTACTGCGTGTGTTGCACCAGCAAAAGCTCCTGTTAATGGCGGTATACCAGAAGCTAAACCTAATCTTGAATTTGCAACTGCACTTGTCGCAGCAACGTTAGCAAGTGCTGATCTTGTATTTAAATCGTATGAAATTCTTTCTTGATCCAATGCAAGTTTGGTTGCTATTGTTCTCTGAGCTACCATTGTTTTTAACCCAATAAGAGTTTGGATTACTCCAAATACTGTGTTTACAACATTAGAACCAAATAGTGCATAAGTGTCACTAACCTGATCTACTGCAAGCTTAAGTCGTTCTTCTTTATTAGCTAATTGTTCGGTTGCAGTTGCTATTTCGTTTCTTATTAGAGCAGCTTTTTCTGAAAATCTTCCGTTTTTTTCTAATTCTTTTGTTAGTTGTAATGTTTTTCTCGCTAATTGATCTTCTGCCCTTTCAACTGATACGGTTGCCTGCCTGACTATATACTGAGCTCGATTTAAATTACTTGTAGAAGTGACTAATTGAGTGATAGCAGTAGAAGCATTTAATACTCCACCAATAAATGTTCCCCAACTAAATGCTCTTAATCCAACATTTAATTGTTGAGTGACTGTATCTGTGTTTTTAACTTCATGTTGAAAACCTTGTAATTTGCCTAAAACCGTATCAATTTTTGAATTTAAATCCGTTATGTCGGCTTGGATTCTAATTAAAATTTTATCTGTGCTAGACATAATTTAAACTTTGTATTTTGCTATAAAAGGAAGTTTATCTAAAATCCTTTAACTCTACGAGGTCTATATCTTCCTCTACCCCTAATTGCGTTTCTATTTTCTATTTTACCTGAACCTACTGATTTTCTAGCTCCTTTTTGTTTAGATGTCAATACAGTTAAACCGCCAATTATAGATGGTGTTTTAGTTGAACCGCCAACTATCCAACTAGGAGCTGTGCCTGCTCCTATGTTTGAATAATATATGTGTGATTGTTTCATTAACCTACGCATGACAGAATCAATGTTTGATTTAATAACTTGCAAAATCGGCAATACAAAATTATTAGGAGTTGGATTGCCTGGATGTTGAACTGATTGAGGGTAAACGAAAATTCCTGAGCCTTTTGGGTATTCAAATTTAAGAGTTTTAAAATTTCTTGCTCTAATTTCGTGTGGTCTAGTTCCAAATATGATAAATCTTAATTTATCATTATTTGTTGTTCTTGAAAAACCTACTGCTGGCCCACCAAAATCTTTAAGACTGATGGTGACACTATTATTTGTTCTTCCAGATTCGTGCCATGAATTTGCCAAATTTCCAGTATCTTTGGGAGTGTTGGCTTTTAACAGTTCAATAGATGAACGAGATATTTCATCTAAAAACATTTGCTGTAGATTAGGTCCACCAGTTTGTAATTCTTTAAATCTTCTTGCTACTTCATCTGCTCCTATTATTTTTACTGCCATCTAACTCATCTTCCTGATTCAATATATTTAGGATGTATTGTAATTCTACGAGATAATCCATGCCGTATTTTTCTTTAAGTTCAAGAACTTCTTTGAGATTGCCAAAATTGGCTCTCATCATGTTTATAATAGGTATATGATTAATTAATTCTGGATAATCGTCTAGGGCTTGCTTTCTTTGGTTTTTATCTCTTGATCGTATAAACCTGACTGCTTGGCTACGTCTATTGTCGAAAGATTGGATAAAAAATTGTATAACTCTGCCATGAAATCTCTAAATTCACGTTCCGTACATTCCGAATTTAATACATCATCCATTGTTGATTTGAGTCCTATCTCACATAGTTTTTTCCACCATGTTTCATCAAACTCCATAGCTTGAACCTGTGTTAGTTTTCCATCTTCGTTTTTCTTGATAATATTCATGTATTCCTGTCTGAACCATTTTAAATTCTTCATTGGAATATTTTCAATAACAGGATATTCCTTTGATCTGATTTTCCAGACTTTTTTATCTACATCCAGATACACGTTAAAATTTCGTAACGAATGATATATAAGGTTATAGATCGCTTACGGATTCTGCTGTTGCAGTAATGCTCTCAATTAAAGCATCATTTGATCCTGCTGAGTGTGTAATAGAATAATCTGTTATTCTTGCATTTGTAAATGTGAATGTCTTGCTTGGTGATGAAGTGAATTTATATGATGCTGTCCTTGCGGTTTTTGCTTCAAAGTCTGTATACATGGCAGTTTGATTTGAAGCTGTTCCTGCAAATACATCTGCTGTAAATGTGATTGTACGCTTGACAGGTTTGCAATACGTTATGTCGGTTTCACCGTTGACACTCATCATAGCCATTTCTCTGGTTACTGTTGTAGAAAATGATCTTTCACCGTAAGTTACAGAGTTCCATGTAAACGGACTTCCACCGCCATCAGTATGAATAATTGGGCTAGAAGTTGTTTCTGATGTTTGATAAACAGGTGTTCCAGAGTTTCCGTCAGTTGTGTTTGGCACAGTAATGTCTTTTGCGACAAAATTCATTTCACATTCCCACATTCCTCTTGAAAGTGACATTGTTGCACTTGCTGGTCTACAACCTCTCATGTGCTGATAAAATTGAGAACCGTTTAAGTTGAATGAATATGTAAATGATAATGATGAATCTGGTCCATCAGTTTGATTGTTTGCGTTCCAGGCATATTTCCAAAGTGCTGTGTTTATAGGATGAAATCTGATTGAAAAAGCATAAAGTGATTCTGATTTTACTGCATCAATAATGTCCTCTGTTCCAAGAACGTCAACTGTCAGCATTTGTACGTCAGGTCGTAACGAAATCTCTGTGTTATTGCCCACCAAAGTAAATGTAGATGAATTTGGAGTTGTGCCAAAATTAGACGGAGTTGTTACTGTATTACCCTCTGTAACCCATTGGAGTTCTTTTACAACGTCATGCCTACCTGTAATGTTATGAGCTGAAACTGGCATAATTATATTTTAAAAACCCTCATATAGAGAAGTATTAAGTCTTTATTCTGAAATAACAGATTTCTAATTCAGCTTGGGAAACTGGAGTAAAATCTGTTTCAGATTGAGGACTAATTCTATTAAAAGTAATTTCGGAATTTTCAAAATATGCTGCTTCGCTTGCTGTGCCGTCACTTTTGTATAACCTTGTAGAACTGTTTGGAGCTAAGTTCCAAAGAATCCTGTTAATCTCATCTTCTATCTTGGTCAGAATTGTAAGCGACTCTGCTTGTATTTCAATTAGTAATCTGAATATCCATTTGTGTTTGTCGTCACCGTTTACATCCATTTCCTTTGATCTTTCCCTGCTAAACAAATTGACTCGTACTACATTAAGAACGGAATCATCAGGCATAGCCATAGCATCTGCTTCCTCTGTATCGGATTCAAACTTTGGAGTAATGTTAGAAACATTTGCGGAAGTCCAGTTTGTTTGCAGCGTGTAACGTATTGTTTTGTCTAAATTTTCCCTTGTTCCGCTAAGATTTGTAAATGATACTGTCATTCAGATATACCACACAGAACCCCATCTTGTTTCTGATGATGGAACTTGATCCTTGTACGACATTAATAAAACTTTGATCATATCCATAATTTGAATGGAAGTTAATTCGTTATCCCTGTTGCCTCTATTTCTTAATATCTCAGATCCCACTAGGTTTGCAATATCTCCTATTGCTGTGGGAACTGTTGAGTAATCTTCATTACGGTTTAATGCAATATTTATTAAAGTAGTTACAGTATTTTGTATAGAAGTAAGTATATCTGGTGTACTTGCTTTAGTTCCACCCCATGCTAACTTTTGCATTTCGTCAGTATTACCGTATTTTGTCATATAATACAATTTATATACAATTTGACTATTAGAAGTAATACTATGATGGTTTTGCAGACAAAGTTTAATGTCGAATGGCTCTGTGATGCCAATAAATACATAGAATCGTTCTATGTATACGGTTATGACAAATGGAAAGATGCCCTGATTGTGAATAAGGTCAAACATGATGATGGTTTTGAGAAAGAGTTTGACTTTATTTTAACTAACGGTTTTTAACATTGTCATAATAAATCCTATCTTTTATAATACGATCCTTTGTCCTATATGTCTTATCGTGATATAGTTTAATTCCTGGTATACCTGTTCTTTTTGGATGGTCCTTGAACCATTCATACATTTCGTTGATGATTTCCTTGTCGCCTCTATACAAAGAGCCATGAGATATTGTAGTCTGTGATTCCTTATGCCTAAAGTCAAATGGCTTTTTAAACAGTCTAGGTCTTGGCATGGTTATAACTTGTGGGTGATCTTCCCATATAGGAAAACATGATGCTGGCCTAGTGGAACAGATTTCAAGCGATTTGTTAAGTTTGTCTGCATCTATTATGGCGTATTCGTCAGAATCCATGACTATTAGAAAGTCCATGTCGTATTCTTCTGCAAGTTCCCAATACTTGTTTCTCTTTTCTATCTGCTTGGAATTAAACATTTTGACAAAATGAATTTTACGATACTGCTTCACTATTGATTCTACAAAAGCAGGATCATGTTCTGGTT